GATCAGCAGAAGTGGTTGGAAGAGAATGTCCTGAAGATGAACTACAAATCATTCACTCAGATTGTTATCTTGGGTAGTGCATCTTTCGTTCCTTTCATGCAACTGCCTGCTGCAAGTCGTCGTGAGATTATTGAGGATCTGCTGGATATCAAGATCTTTTCACAGATGAGTCAGATTCTTAGGGAGAAGATTCGTAGCACTAACGATGATATTCGTGAACTTACCATTCGCAAAGATCTGGTAGAAGAAAAGATTGATATGCAGAAGTCATTCATCTCTGACCTGGAGGAGACTGGTAAGAAGAATATCCAAGACAAAAAAGATAAAATTAAAGAGTTTGCAGGTAATGTCCAAGATCTGATGAAGGACATTGATGGTTATGGAGAGGAACTGAGAAAGGTCGAAGAAGAGATGGAAATATCTTCAGGTTCTGACAAGAAACTTAAGAAACTTGGTACGCTTCGTGGTAAACTGCAACAGAAAGTATCAACTATTACTAAGGAACATAAATTTTTTGCAGAGAATACGGTCTGCCCTACCTGTGATCAGCATATTGAGGAATCTTTTCGCTTAAATAGAATTAATGAGGCTGAATCCAAAGCAAAAGAACTCCAACAGGGGTTTACCGAATTGGAAGAAGCAATCAGACTTGAGGAGGAAAAAGAAAACCACTTCAAGGTTCTTTCTACGGAGGCAACTAACCTAACGCATGAGATTTCTAAAGCAAATACTCGGATTTCAGGATTGTATAACAGATCAAGAGATCTTGAGAATGAAATTCAAACAATTACCGAGCAACTTGAGAACCGAAATACTGAGCACCATGCATTAGAAAAACTTGTAAAAGAACTGGAGGGACTCCAATCTAAACATTCCGAACAAAAAGAGAATAACGTTTACCACGAATTTGCCCATTCCTTAATGAAGGATGGTGGAGTAAAATCCAAAATTATTAAGAGATATCTGCCTCTTATGAATCAGCAGATCAACAAATATCTTCAGTTGATGGACTTTTATATTAACTTCTCCTTGGATGAAGAATTCAAGGAGACTGTAAAATCCCCGATACATGAAGACTTTAGTTATGAATCATTCAGTGAGGGGGAGAAGATGAGAATCGACTTGTCTCTCCTCTTTACATGGCGAGAGATTGCTAGAAGAAAGAACTCTGCTAGTACCAATCTCCTAATCCTGGATGAAATCTTTGATAGTTCATTGGACGGATTTGGAACTGATTACTTTACAAAGATTATTAAGTATGCCGTCACGGATGCTAATGTCTTTGTGATTTCCCACAAGACCGATGAACTAGCAGACAAATTTGACAATCTCATCAAATTTGATAAGATAAAAGGATTCAGTAAAAAAGTCTCATGAACTGGAGAGAGGAGTACAAACAGTTCACTAGTGACAAGAGGGAACTTGAGTTACTAGAGAACGGACCAAGAAGTTTGGCACAGTCATGGCACATGCAAGCCATGCATAACAAATGGAAACGTATCAAAGGTATTACCGATGACAACTCCTAACTGGCAACACCATTCCAAGAAAGAACAGAAACCCACTCTCAAACCTCAGGCGATGAGAGCACGGAGAGAAGCACTGTCCCAGTTTAAAAAGCGTCACATGAACCCGCACAAGAGGCGGGTTTCGTCGTATTATGAGTCCATACGAACGAATTTCGATGACTGTTTCCCACGAGATCAAATCGCAACTTGCTAAACTGCTTGCCACCGAAGATCTGGTGGTTGAGAACAAGAATGTAGAGACTGCATATTTTAACGTCCATACCCGTGTCCTGACCCTGCCCAACTGGAACACCAGTGCTAATGTTTATGATCTCTTGGTGGGTCATGAGGTCGGACACGCTCTTTATACTCCAGATGTTGACTGGTTTAAAGACCACAAGATTCCTCCACAGTTTGTCAATGTTGTGGAGGATGCTCGTATTGAGAAGTTGATGAAGCGTAAGTATCCTGGTCTGTCCAAGACTTTCTGGAAAGGATATGGTCAACTTCACGAAG